CCTTCACCTTGCAAATCCGATCTATCTTTGATTGTCTCAGAGATAACCTTGATTGTAGGATAGGTCCCGGTGTAAATTGTTGGAACCAGCTTTACTGCTTGAACTTCAAAAATGGAAGGCAATCCTTCACCCAGAAGATTATCCGGAACAACGGCCATTATTATCATTTTCCCTTCTGTAGATTTCTGGCATATCATATTGAAATATTCATTCTTCATGATTTATTTATTATTTGTTACCATTCTATTATTAATCCATAATCCCCACGTAGCCATTCTCCTTGATATACTTTGAATCCTTGTCTCATGAGTTCAAGTTTGCACTCATCTGAGAAGTATACCCAATGCGGGAAAAATATTTTATACTCGTTTCGTTTATTCGCTTCTTTTATAATATTATATATCTGATCTAACGATGGTGAGTTTTTTTCTAATTCTCTAGCTTTCATATATTTTTTTAATTATGAGCCTTCAAGGGAAGGCTCGGTTAATACTATTCCTCAGATCGAGTATAGGCATCCAATGGGTAACACAAATTTTATCACCATTAGTATCATACCATTCATTACATTCTCTGCAATACCAACCCTGTTGTAAGTATTTAAAATAATCAGTACACCAGCAGCCAGTTATTACCAGATCTTCATCATCAGGTAACTTATCTTTTGTGCTTATCCACGGGAATTGCTTTGCCTGCCATTCGGCACCTGCAATAAATCCCTGATAATACGCAGGGAATGCACTACCGCTACTCCTGCTTTCAGCGAAGAAATGAGCCGCTTCTTCTACTGTCTGTCTCTTATCAATATCTCTTTCCATGTTTATTCTCCCTTAATTCGTTGTATTTCATTTTCTGTTCAATATGCCATAAGAGATCTATATTCAGCAAGTCCGCATTAAGAAATATAATTACTATCGAAGCCTTGATTACTTCCGCTATATCTCTATCCTCGGTTAGGATAGATGTCAAAAAGAACATCCTCTCAGTAAAAGACATTTCCTTTAAAACATAATTCCAGTCTTTATATTCAGGTTCGTTAGTGAAATCGTAGATATCGTCAAGGCTGATATCTAACGATCCTGCGAGATCCAGCAAGCGGATGCAGGCATCACTAAGCTCATCTTCAACGGTATCTTTAATATTGCTTTTGAAGGCATATATAAATTCTTCATCTTTTGTTTTAGGATCATCCATTAAGATTATCCAATCCTCAAAAACCTTCCTTCTTGCGTATAGACCTTTCCTGTCCGCTTCCACGGCTTCCGAAATCTCTGTTATCACTAGCATCATAAGATGCTCATTGCTCAACTCCGTATCATGAAACCCGTGACCATGCGTACAAATGCGCATGCGATCACGGAGTGCGTTGAAATCAATCTTGCTCATATTTATTTATCTGTTTGAATTTTATATTCCTCCTTGGAAATCTGTCTGTAATAGTCAATGACCGCATTTTCCACTCCTTTATCCTTGGCTATAATCTCTTCCGTTTCCCGGACTTTAAACTCATCGCATGCGATGAATATCCGTCCTCTATCTCCCCTAGGAAGCCAATACGAAGCGAAGTAGTATTTTTTCTTTGGGTTGAGAATGCCATAGATGAGATATATACCGTAAACCAAAAAGGCAATCGTAATCCAGTACATTGGGATGATAAGCCCTATAGCCCATGTGATGAACACGAAAGAAAGAACTATCAGTATGGAGGTTATCAAGCATTCGATCTTATTCTTCATTCTTTATCCTCCTTCTTGTTGATCGCCTCATGAAGCGAATTATACACCCGGGCGAATATTTTTCTTTGCTCTTTGTCTTTTAATGAGTCCGCAAACTTGTGCATGACCATCTTCTTCTTGTTATCCCAGATTATCCGTGCCTTATCCACGCCGTCAACAAACAATATATGCGGATATTTACCCCATTGTATCAATATGCCATTATCGATAAGATCTGTGATCTCCTTTGGCATTAGCTCCTTATTACGGGCCATGCCTATGAGCTTACCTTCCTCTCGCTCTATGGCCGACTTGGTTTTGTCTATCTCCTTTTGGAGATTGGATATAGCGTTGTTCTGCCTGTCCCATCTTCGCATGGTGGCCGGGCCGTTCCTCTTATCGTTAAGAGGTTGCCCGTTAGCGGAGGCTACATCCCTGAAGTGGTCGTTGATCTTTTTGTTGAATTTATCCTCTTTCTTTTTAAGAGAGGATTTTAGTATCTCTAGTCTACTCATATTTATTCTCCTTCACTTCTAAGAATATTACATCTTGATTATCTTCTCTTTGGAAATTCAAACAAGCCATATTCCCACATTCTTCTTTAGGTCTGCTAAAGAAATAGCAGTCAATGCAAAGACCCTCGCAAACCTTTAGATTAACCTTCCCTTGACGGAACGTTTCGTCTATAGCGTATTCTTTAGCCACATTTACCCCTCCTGTATTATGACATCCCCATCCTTATCCGTGAACACGTCCACTAAATCGTAGTAATATTGATCGTCGGACGTGCGGATCATTATCTCCGCTTCCGGGTCTTGCTCTTGGAGTAGAGCTATTAGTTCTTTATTTCTCATGACTGTTATTTTATTTCCTCATTAATAAAATCCTTCATCTCTTCATCGTAAACCCCGGTGTCACGCTGGAGCTCCAAGCATTTATCCTTGGAAAAATTGGCCTCCCTAGCTATATTAGCGGCCATAGATGGTGCCCTTAGCTCGACAACGAGCATTTGTATGGCGTACCATACGCCTCTGCAAAAGTCCAAATCGTTCATGTTGTTATATTTACTCTCATCATAGATATTTCATTCTTTGGTAATAAGTCATCTATATATGCCCATCTCTTTACGGGCATCTTTCCACACAGATCGTTATAGCCCTTTTCACTCATGCATGGTCCGCCGATAAGTATAGCTCCACTCTCAAACTCGATCAATATGATATTCCCTTTGGCGGGGAATACTTTTCCCTCATTCCATGCAGAGTTTATACGCCAGTTAGCTCCATCCCTAAACGCTTCGTGCATAGCGATTACAGGCGCCCCATTATATCCTAATGCTTTCCCTGAGTATTTTGCCGCTGCTTTTTCGATATCTTCTTCCTTCATGTGTTATTTATTTTGAGTTTTTTTTATTACGATCGCTCGTGTTTCTATAGATGTGCCACTTTCTTTAAATTCTCCATCATTGATTACATATACATTTGCATTCAAATCTTTCAGCCATTGACGGAAATCGATACAAACGGTTTCGCTTGCAAATTCCCAATGGGCGCTTGTTATGGCTGCAAGCGTGCCGCCATTCTCAAGCAAATCAAACATCATGCGTACATGCTTAATGTCTTGGTTTCCACTGAACGGAGGGTTCGCTATAATCTTTGTGTACTTCTTGTTATCGCCTTTCGTGAAATCATCACCAATAATATTGGTATTTTCCATACTGGATAGAAATTGCTTGTTCTCTGGCATCAGCTCATAACAATCTACCATGACAGATGGGCACGATCGATGTATAGCTTTTACCAGAGCGCCACGCCCTGCGCTTGGCTCCAATACGGTGTCCGTCTCTTCAATACCTCCAGCGATCATGACCAGCCAGTCGGCGACATCTTCTGGGGTCTCAAAGAATTGATAGTCCTGTTTGAGATTACATCGCTTACCCTCATGAAGGACTGAGAATACACGAGTCGCGTCAAACGGGAAAGTAAATCCTTGCACTTTCCCGCCGGCCCATGTCCCCCCAGCCTCTTCTATCCATTTCTTTGCCTCCAAATAGGATTTCTTGTTGAATTGGACGGAAGGAAGCTTCAGTACGTTGTCTTCGAGCGTACAGTGTCTTAGTATTTCCTCTACGTTCCATTTGCTTCCATTGTCGGCTTTCTTCGCTTTCCGGTCGGCAAGTTCTTCGCAACCCAATAACCTATTTAGTGACGTCTGTACTTTTACCGATATGTCAGCCATGCGCGACATCCATTGAAGGATGGCTGTCATAAATTCCAAATCAACGTGCCCGGTTTCGTCATATATAGTTTCCTTGTCTATGAGTTCAGGCAAATTGTCCAAGAACATGAAACTACCATGTAACGCTTCTATTAAATTCTTTTTTCTGTTCCTCATAACTCTTTTGTAAATAAATTCGTGTAGTATCTATATTCTCATGTCCCATTAGATCAGCAAGCTGGATAACGTCTTTGTTCTTTTCCAGAAACATTTTCGCGAAGAAATGCCGAAAGGCATGTGCGTGCATCTTTTTCTTATCGATTCCGCATTTCTTTCCCCATGCTTTCAGTTTTTGGTCAAAACCTCTTGTCGAGATACGACCATATTTCCCAATGGCGATGTATCCGTTTTTCCCGGTATCTTTTACATACGCTTTCACTTCTTCTCGCAATTGTTTGCTAAAAAAGAACCGCCTGTATTTATTCCCTTTCCCTTTGAGAGTGACCTCCCCATTAAGTATATCCTCCCATTTAAATTGGAGGAACTCGGATATACGAGCACCTGTAGACGCTAGTATCCTGATGAAATAGTAACCATCCTTGTTCGGTTGCGCTTTCAAGTATTCCAAGAGTCTTTCGTATTCCCCTTTGGTAGGGATGTTATCAGTTTCCAATTTGCGGCTGAATTTAGGCCGCTTCAGCTCAATTGGTTTCTTTACGAATTTCGCGAACCTCTCAAGGGCGGTGATGCGCAACCTGATGGTTTGTGGAGCAAGACCTTCCTCCTCAAGCAAACGGACGAACCGCTTATAGTTGTCAACTGATACCTCATTGGCATACTCGAAATACTTCCTGACAGCAAACACGTACGTGTCTAGAGTATGAGAAGAATAATCTTCCTCTTGTGTGAGATAGTATATGAAATCGTTTATTAGCTTTTTATTCCTCTCACTTATCTTGCTCAGCTTTTCCAGCGGCTTGACTGTTTCCATTCTCTTTTTTCTTGAGGTGTTTTTCCCTATAGTCCACAAGAAGTCGCACAGAGCCTCCTTTGTTAATGGATCGTCAATTACCAGTATTGCGTTTTTCCTCATATACTGTTTATACCCAGTCATGCTCACAGGATATTCGCTGTCAAGGAACCTTTTTACGATCTTTATATATCTCCCTATGTAATCATAGCTCTTGTTTGTAGAAGGAGAGTACAAGTAATCTATATACGATTTAAATGCCTGTTGTTTATCCATTATATGTTTTTATCGTGCCCATCATAGATGAATGCAGTTTTCAACTATGATGAATGTCTTTCTTTAAATTGCTGTCGAATATTTTAATACACTCAAACAGGTATTTGGCGACCGTCGGATTTACCGCATTTCCGATCGATCCAACTCTGTGTGCCCAATCGCGAATCCCATCATTGATTCCAATATGCTCACGATCTGGCATTTTGTAAATCCTTTCAGAGAGAGGAAATCTACCGTGTTGTTTTGGTGGCGGGACAAATATTGTTTGAGCCTTATTCCACTCTTGAACCCTCCACGTTTGTTGTTTGATTTCGTTGGAGTAGGCAATAACGTACACCCTTTCACGATGATGGTCGAATCCAAAGGCGGCGTTCGATAGACATTGCCATTCCGCATCATACCCTGTTTTGGAAAGATCGCAAAGGACTCGCTCGAAACCTCGAACAAGGAGCATTGGGCTGTTCTCAATGATGACGTATCGAGGTCTAACTTCCCGTATGACTCTATGCATCTCACTCCATAGTCCAGAGCGACTTCCGGTGATACCAACACCTTTTCCTGCAATGCTAATGTCTTGACACGGAAATCCTCCACTAATGATGTCCACATATCCGGGGTTTGACAATTCTTTGATGTCCTCATATTGCTTTGTGTTTGGAAAATGTTTTTTTAATATACTCCTTTGGAATGGCTCGATCTCACAGTTCCACAGAGTCTCTATGCCAACCCATTCCGCTCCGGTCTCAAATCCTCCTATACCAGAAAATAATGATCCATGTGTCATGTCTCTCTCGTTTTAGCAAAAACTACGCTCTCATGATCCGGCCTCAGATGGGCCATGCAAGCAGATGAGTATTCGCAGAATCTCGCTCCCTCGTCCCGGAAGACGCATCCCCTGCACGGGATCTTGTTCTGGCCGTTATAGTACGGCCTGTACTTTTCCACGATAATTTTCATGTCTCCTACCAACACGATCAAACCGGTAGGGGTGTTCTTCAGCCTGTTGATTATTTCCATGATTTGTTTTTTAAAATGGCATGTCCTTGTCACAACTCCCGTAATCGTAGAACTTGGTCATACCGTCATTATGCTTAAATTTCACTAATCCCGTGGCCCCATCTCTATTCTTGGCCACGATCAACTCTCCGTAATTGCGTTCTACGTTACCGTTCTTGTCCTTGACCTCGATCTTGTAATACTCCGGTCTATGAATGAACATTACGATATCAGCGTCTTGCTCGATAGCCCCGGATTCCCTAAGATCGGATAGGAGGGGTTTCTTGTCCGGTCTGGCCTCGTTACCCCTGTTCAATTGGGATAAGAGCAAGAAGGGAACCTTTAACTCCTTCGCCGTGATCTTGGCGGTTCTGGACATCTTCGCTACCTCACGTTCACGGCTTCCTTCCCGTTCACCGCTCTCCGCCAATTGGAGATAGTCGGCCATGATTATCCCGCACTTGCCTTGTTTCTTCAGTATTTTACATCGTGACCGGATATAGTCCATCGTCACGCACGGGTTGTCATCGACGTAGATCGGAAGTCTCCAAAGCTCATTCACTGCCGTCTCTACCTTGTTAATCTCCTCGTTTGTCATATACCCGGACTTGAACCGTTCCGGATCTACGTCGCACTCGGATAGGATCAGCCTGTTAGCCAAGCTTATGTCTGACATCTCAAGCGAGAATATCGCCACTGGGATATTGGATCTAGCCGCCGATTTGGCCAAGTGAAGCATCACGGCGGTATTGTGGGTGACTATGTAGTCATCCGTTATGTACAAGGCCTTCTCATGCGATACCGATATGCACTGGCATTCAACCCTGCGGTTGGTCGGTGTCACGGACATCACGGTCAAAGGTTTGTTCCTCCGGTCTGGCCTCACTCTGTCGAATTTCCTTGGGAGCGTGAAGCATTCCCTAGGATTGTCCGCTACGATCACGAGCCTGAAACTGTTCCTTTTCCGCTCGCCATAAAGGAATGAGCGTCTTTCTCTCAAGGAACATTTATATCCTAAAGACCAGCAAAGTGTTTGTACGCCTCTCGCCAATTTAGCGCTCGTGGTGTTGTAGCATATAGCCCCATTCTTGTCTATATCCCCGTCTGTATCGAGAAGACCGTTCAACAGCTCAACCCTTTGATCCCTGCATGCGTCAATGTACATGTCCGGGATGAACTTCTCGTAGGAATGGACATTCAACAATCCTAGGCTCTTTAGCTCTGACAGGTATTTATTGACCTTCCTGTTCTCCTTGTTGGTCACTAGGAAGCGATCATCCGACACGATAACATCGTAGTCGACCATACCTTGGGTCTTATCAGCGATGAACTTGTCCGGCTTGCACCAGCTAACCCCCTTGCTCAAGACTCCATCTCCTAGCAAGACTCCCATGAGATATGGGTGGATCACGAAATCTTTCTTTTCTCCGAATATCCCGGAGAAACGAGGAATGCTTATTCTGCCGGAATATCTTTCCTTGCTTATCAAGTCCATAAGCTCTAGGGTAGATACGACCCTTTCGGCCTTGGCGTTGAACTTGGAAGATATTACGCTCCACAAGTGGCTGCCACAGCATTCGATCTTGCGACCGTCCGAGAACTCGACCATGTATGTCTTGACATGTCCTTGCGGGAATATGCCGGTCACACGTGATTCAGCCCCGTCTACGGAGCAAACTTGGTCGCCTATCGCAAGATCCTTGTTCAGTTTCCATCCTGAAGGTGTCAATACCTTGGCATCCATCCTTAGAGCCTTTCCCATGGAGGGCCTAGCCGCTATTATCACCAAGTTTCCCGGCTGCCATCCGTTCGTGATCTTGTTCAGGTCGTGAAGACCCGTGTCAACACCGGATCGGATGTTTTTCCTAGCCATCTCCACACGCTTGTATAAACCGTCCATGGAGCCTTTAAGAGCCTTGGATATATGCTCGCCATTAGACTTCCCGATAAGTTCCTCCATGAGGCTCTCTGATCCGTTTATGGCCTTGTGCAGTACGTCCCCTATATCCTCGTTGGAATAGATAGCGTTCTCAAGTTCATTGGCTATCACCAGCCCTTTCCTTTGTATGGATCGCTCCTTGACTATCATCGCGTGGTCCAGTATATGGGCCGATGACCCAATCTTGGAGGTAAGGGAGGCTATGTAGATCGGCCCCCCAATACTCTCAAGCTCCCCGGATGACAGCATCGCTTGCGTGACCGTCATCATGTCTATGGGCTTTCTCTCTTTGTATAGCCCGGATATGGCCTTGAATACAGATTGGTTCCTCTTGTCGTAGAAATCGGCCTCAGATAGTTCCGAGGCGATTTTCTCGAAAGCGTCGCTCTCTATGAGGCAAGCCCCTAGTATTATCTGCTCTATCTCCTTGGCTTGGGGAGGTAGTTTCCCGTCAATCTGGGACGATGTAAGTGAGGTCTGTGCGATGCTCGTTCTTGCCATAATAAACCTTGTTTTTGTCTATTGCGTTAATCAATGTCATTCTCATGTCAATCTCTTTAGCCCTGCTTTTTTTCTTGTGCTTCCATCCGGCATCCGTTGCCCAGAAATTTGCGCAAGCCTTCTCGAGAGATAGTTTTATATTTACGCCGGGATAATAGGCTTGTTGGGTCTCCATGATCTTTGGATCGTCGCATATGCTCTTATATGCGCTACGGACTAAATCCAAATAGATGTTGAAATCATCTTTCCATGTTTTTACCTTTTCTGAGTTATCGCCCGCGTCCGGAACGGGAGTGACGGTGTCCCCCGATTTGGGGGTAGGGGGTATATTATTATTATCTTTATTATTATTCTTGCCCCTACCTTGCCCTTCATTTTCGTTGCTTGCCCCTAGGCTTGCCCTTAGCTTGCCCAAAGATAGCTTTAAGTCTTTGATTTCTTGTTCTATATCTATGCCCTTACCCTTGCCCTTATCCTCGCCCTTGGATATATTTATAGGATTGTATAAGTCATAATTGCATAGCGTTATAACATTCATCCCTTGGGACGCGTCTGTTGTTATCATTCCGTCCTTTTTTAGCATATCCAAGAAATTTCGAACCTTTTTATCTGAGTTCCATTTCCACTTTTGGGAAAGAAAACTTATGGATGCCGGATATTGTCCTCTTCCGTATGTTATTTCCCTACCTCCGATACTAGCCGTAAGCTGCGTTGCCTCAAATCGTGCTGACTGTATCAAGTCTATCCACGCTTCGCACTCGCTAAAAGTCCGGGATGCTTTCCATATTCTGTGGGAAAATAATTTACGAGATAACATGATAAATCCTTTATCCATATCAGTTGTCGGCATTTTCCAATTCTTCTTCTAGGAACTTTATCAATCTTCTAATATCATCCTTACTTATTTCGACACTCTTGGTCATGTAGTCCGAATATTCGGATATGAAAAAACTTATGCACTCATCAGATTCACATAAAGGACTTACCTCTAATGCTACACAAGGCTCAGACTCTGATATAAATTTCATAAATGTGCTCATGTCTTTCTATATTTTTATATTATTAATCAATATATTATTCCTCTATTATACAATTCCTCCCTATATTGCTCCAACGCCTGAAGGCATCGTTCCTTGTCCATGTATCCCATTGGCATTATCCCGGCCAACCTTGCGTTGCATCGGTCTAGCCATATTTGAGATCCCTGTTTGACATTTTCTTTATATCCATGTTATCTCTTTTTAAAAGTGTTACAAAATCTCGTGGAGTTAGCTACCCGTCCAGCGTC